TTGATGTGCCATTTGGTTACTCCTAGTTGATGTGCCGCTGAACCGAAGCGGCCACGGTGTCAAAGTCTTGACTGTATCTGGTTCCCAGAGGTGTGGGAAGCTTTATTTATTCCTGGGTGTTCACCCACTTCATGTCGAACACGCCCGGGTAGTACTCGCGCCCGTCAGCGGTCCACACGCGGCCTGTGGATGAGGGCTTGTGCGGCGCACGGCCACCGATGATGGTGTGCACCTCGCCCCGGAAGGTAGCGGCCTTGGTGCCCTTGAGCACGCCCTCTTGGGCGTCGCTGTCCCAGCGTAGCTCCCACTCACGGCAGGGACCATCGGTGATGTACGCGTCCAGTGCTTTCCACTGGCGGTATGCCTCTTGGTCTTCGATTGCTTCGAACTTGCTCAGCATTGCATTACTCCTTGAAACAAAAAGGCCCGGAACCCCCGGGCCAAGGGTGAGGCGAATGCCTCAGGCGCAGACGATGCGCTTCACTTCCTTGATCACGACCTCTTCAATCCTCTCAACTACTTCTATCCGACAAGAGTCGGAATCTTGTTTTACGTAAGCGCTGATGAAGATGCTGATCTCCACGGGCAGCGTGGTCTTGTCGTCGTGCCAGAAGTAAGCGTTCTTCTCCAGCCAGCGTGCTGAAGGGGTAGCTGGCATCGGGATGTGCAGCTTCTTGGTGAACCGATAGTCCCGGTTGGGCGTGTCGTGGGTGTAGTCGCTGGATGAGGAGTCCCAGCCCGGGTCGGAGACGAACGCGTCGAGCACGCGCATGAGGGGCTTGGCCTTGAGCGAGTCGAGGTCGCGCATATACAGCGAGAAACTGACGCTGTTGCTGTAGTCAGAGCAGTGGACGCGCACATCCTTGCGGACGTTGCGTGGGAAGAGTTGCAGGATGGCCTGCACGGCAGGTGCCTCCAGTATGCGGACGCGCAGCGCGGCACGGTGCACGTTGGCGATGGCGTCTTGCTTGGCTTGTGTGAACTTCTTCATTGCTTTCTCCTAGAGTTGAAAGAGGACGGGGATGTCCTCTTTGGTGATGGGGGAGAAATCTCCCCCGGGGTTGAGCGTCAGAGCATGTACGGGCAGTAGTCCGCGAACATCTGCTGCACACAGGTGCCTTGCGTGTCGCAGTACACACCGAGCCAGCGCACACCATTCATGGTGTTGACCATCTTGCAGGACTTGAGCGTCATGAATGCCATTGCTGGGCCAGACATGAGCATGGCGCACAGGGCGACGGGGATGATGAACTTCTTCATGGTTTCTCCTTACGAATTACCCCTGAACCGCAGGGGCGACGGTTGGGGGAGAAATCTCCCCCCGGGGAACTCAAGACACGGACACTTCAAACGACAAGTTGCCCACTGCCTCACGCACAGCGTCATCGAAGTCGCCCTCGAAGTGCTTGTCGTCGTCACTGATGTGACGGTCGTAGTCGTCGTGGTCGTAGTTGCTGCAGTGATCGTCGATGGCACGCTCGATGCGGTCCTCGATTCCCGTCTCGATGTAGGCGTTAACCTTCTCCCACAGCCACTCGGCGTTGTTCATGGCCTCGACCATCTTGGCCTCATCGATGACGGGGTTGTTTTCAAGCGCAGCAAGGCGCTCCCCCATCGCTACATGTTGCGAACTGAGCGTGTCGATACGCCGTTCCAGCACGGCAATCCGCTCCACCAGAGGCTTGATAGCCTCGGCAACAGCAGCGTTCAGGGCAGCGGACAGGATTTGGTTCAGATCAAACATTGCATAACTCCTTTGAATGAGGACGGGGATGTCCTTGTTGACACTGGTCGGGGCTGGGCCGCAGCCCCCACGGTTGGGGGAGAAATCTCCCCCGGTCACTATTTGTTCACTGCAGCGCACACGACAGACCACAGGCAGTCCAGCACCTTGGACAAGTCGGCGTTGATCTGGTCAGCGCGGTCTTTGTTCTTGACCACGTCAGTGAGTCCGACTGAGGTCGTCTGGTGCCCGCCGTACTGGTACACCTCGGCCGCAGCCTTTAGTGCGTATGCCTGAACGAACAGATCGCGGATGACCCACCACTCTTTATCGGTGATCTTTGTCTCCTCGAACAGGTCGCTTGCACAGTACTTGACCGTGCCTTTGTCGCCTTTGATATACAGCAGACTGTCGAAGTGGAAGTGACAGCGGTCGTTACCAAGGTAGCCGAAGCCCCAGTACCACCCGCAATCCCACTTGTGCTTCGTAAGATACACATACTCCCCATCGGCACAAGTGCCAGCGTCCTCTTTGAGACGACCGAGGCACACTTTGTTGAAGTCTTGTGTTTTCATTGCATTACTCCTTATCAGTTACTCGTTTTACGTGCGACACAGCGCACCTGGGTGAACGTCCCGTTGATACCGTAGTACCCACGCAGGTGCCAGAACTGATTGGTCTTCGTTGTGTTGCAGTTACTGCAAGTCATCACTCTCTCCTTCACTCTGTGGGTGTGTGCGTCACTTGCTCGCCGTTCTTCTCGGCCAACACTACCGTGACCTCGTAAGACTTGCGTGCTTTGAACAGTGCCGCTGCCTTCTGCTGTGCAGCCAAGACAGTATCGGCATAGACCTCGGCCCTGCGACCTTTGTAAAAGGCAATGTATCCGTTCATCACTCTCTCCTCATGGGGTCAGATGACCCCGAACATCAGTAGCAACGCGGCTACCACGCAGACAATCACAAGACCAAACTCATCAGGCTCCATCACTTCTCTCCCAGCACGATGCGCCGGGTCTCCAGCAGCAGTGCTTTATCTTCGTCAGTCAATGAGGACGGCGTGTCCTCTTTGGGCTCGGGTTCGTCTTTCTGCTGCGGATGCAGCAGACCCTCTGCTGCACGGAACACGATGACCTGCCTAGCAGGTATGGGCACGAACGCACCTGTGCGTGGGTTACGCCCGGGACGGGCAGCGCGTGTACGCACCTCGAGCACACCGAAGTTTGTGATCTTCACCTCGTCGCCTCGCCGGAGGGCGTCGGACATGGCGCGGAATATGCGCTCGACAATTGCGCTTGCCTCATCACGGCGCAACCCGTGATGGTGGAACAGCAGATCCATCAGGTCAGTCTTGGTCATGAGTCTGCCCTTTCACATGCCTGCCATCGCATGGCGTATCGCCGTGACGGTGAAGTGCGCCCCTTCAGGCGTGGCGAACCTGCCCTGCATGTGCAGCCACTCACACATGCGCTGCGCCGCTCTCTCTTTGCGCTCCTTGCGGGCACGGGCGGTGTTGACGTAGCGCTGTGCTAGGTCACGCAACTCCGGATCGTTCTGTATCCAGAGCACTACGGTTTTTTGATGCCAGTTGAGGGGCATGATCACTCCTTCGGGTTGGTGTTGTGGTCGTACCATGTGAGGAACCACGGGTCACGGAAAAGCCTGCGCCCACGGATGGGCTGACAGGCAGCGTAGAGCGTGCTCAAGGCACGCAAGGTCTCAGGGAACACGTACGTCAGCGGGTCTGCCTGGACAGCGTTGGGCAGCGTGGGCGTGTTGACTCGGTTGTACACCGCCACAAAGCGGGCAATCATGTCCGACAGGGCGTTGATGTAGCCCTCGAAGAACTCCGCCCAGCCGATAGCATCGGGCGGGAGCACCATCAGATTGCGCCGCGCCCAGTCCCGCTCCTTGCGTAAGCGTGTACCCAGCGCATGCTCCCACTGTTGCCGACGCTTGCCCGAGTGCACGGCCCGCTGCACACCCGATATCTTGGTGCGTCGCACGAGCGCATCTCGTGCATTCAAGCGCTCGATTACCACTGGCGAGACGTTGATACGCCCCTCGTCTAGGGCCTTCTCGCGCTGGGCTGGGCGCATTGCACCCAAAGGGATCTCGTCGCACGCATTGCACGTGGCGTGAAGCACACGCTTAGCGCCCCGCCATCGGCGGAAAAAGCGCAGAAGTTTGCGCGTGCCACACACGGGACACGCACGGTCGATCTCGTCAGTCATCGAGGCTCTCCGAGGGTTGAATGAGGACAAAAAGTCCTTTTTGACAAGGGTTGGACAAAAGCTGGCAGCACCTTCGATGCGCCGTGCCAGTGGTGCGGATAGCAAAAAGCTGCTGTAGTGTAAGACAAAAAACAAGAAGTGGCCACAAGATAAACAAAAATTTAAAAATTGATTCATATATAAATAAACGAACGCTCGGAAAAAAGGCAGAGAGAAAAGACAGACGAAGATAAATTTTTTCCCAGCCTTGTATATATATATAAAAATAGTAATAGCTATTTATATATATAAGAGAAAGCCTTTTGGCCACAACGCTTTTCTTGCGCCCGCACCACTGGCACGGGCGCTTGGTCTCCGGGACTTACGCCCATCGATGTGTTTTTTTCACGATGTGGGATGGCCTTTCGCTTCGTGGTGATTCAATCTTTGAATCGCCCCATTCACGAAAGTTATCAGCATGCTTCGCAGCACGCGCAGCGCGGCGCTGCTGGTCTGCACGGGCTTGCGCCCGGGCTTCGCCTTTGAATGACTTGGACATGGTTACTCCTCAGTAGTTGTAGGTGACGCGGGTCTCGAACACAGCACGCCGACCGTGCCGATGCTTGACGCGTGTGTAGACGCTGGCGCAGCCGCAGCAGTCCCACTCGTGAGCGCAGCCCGACGAGGTGAGCACGTCTTCCACCGCACGGATGGATGCGTCGATGTCCTGTCCCCGTGGGAACGTGGCCCAGCGCAGGTAGGTGCCGCCCTCGTCGAAGTCTTCGGCCTCCCGCACAAGGCGGGCAGGTGTGAGCGTGGCTGTGCCCACGTCACGCCACTCATCGAGGTGCCTGTAGGTGCCGACGTAACGATGCGTCACACGCAGGCTGAGGTCTTGCTTGATCATGGTCTCTCTCCTAGGTTGAAAGAGGACGGGCTGTCCTCTTTGGGGTTACGCCCTCTTCGCCGCCTTCTTGGCAGCACGCGCAGGGTTGTGCCTCTGCACGACTGGCTCGGCCTTGTGGCTGGCCTGCGGGAGCAGGCGCTTGATCTCACGCTGCACCCAGGCAGCACGGACTTCCTTGACGAGGTTCATCTCTATCTCCAAGTAAAGCGCGGCCCATGCCGCGCCTAGTGCGAAGCGCACTGGCAAAGAGGACACGCAGTCCTCTTTAGCCGCTACGCTCAAAGCACATTGAAGCGCTTGACCATCTCGCCGTCTTGATAGACGGCGACTGCCAAACGCCCGTCAGGGCTTCCGGGCACATCGCAGCACATCACGTCCCACGCTCCGCTGGTGGCTTTCCATGTGCGCCCGAGCCACATGGGGTTGATGCCGGTCAGGCTCACGATGATGGCGGAAGCGTCCGCCTTGCTGATGGGGGCGTAGTTGATACGGCGCATGATCTCTCTCCTAGCACGCCGCCTGCGACGCAGGCAACAAGCGCACTGGGCTGCGCGGACACAGGGCGATGCCCTGCGCGAACGCAGCCCGCTACGCTCGTAGCGGCAAAGAGGACGCTTGGTCCTCTTTGGATCACTTGGCAGCGAAGGCCTCGGCCACAGCCTGGGAAGCCAGACGCTTGGCACCCTTGTACTCGTTGCACAACTTCACCAGTCGCGCAGCCAGCGCCGCGATATCGGCAGGGACTTCGATCTCGTCCTTGGCATCGGCGGGTGCGCCTTCGGCCTTGGCGCTGACCTTGGCGTCGGCGTCGCCGGTCAGGTCGTCCATGAGACGTTTGAAGGCTTGGTCCGCCGCCATCCATGACTTGGCACTTCTGTCCAGCACGTTCTGACCCTTGTTCCGGTTGCTGGTGGACACGACGATGGGGCAGTTGTACTTATTGCTGACCCACTGCATCACGACGGGCTTGCAGTCTTCTGCGGTGGTGAAACCCGCATCCACCATTGACTGTCTGAACACTTTCGTCGCAGTGTTCAGGGTGAGCACGAATGCATCGATGGCAGCGAGGGCTTGGTTGACGTTAGACATTGCAGAACTCCTAGTTGCATTGAATGAGGACATCGATGTCCCCTTTGAGCGAGTGCCGTAAGCGTATGCCCCGAAATCACACCCTCTCATATATACCTCAACCCCCCTCTGAGGCACCCTCGGCAGCGTCGTTTTGGAGCGTAGGGTGCGACCCCCACCATACCCCCACCCCCTGGTTTGGTAGGCAGGGGGACGTCGTAACATGAACACGAATCCCCAACCACACTGCACAAATTTTTACGTTTTAGCTGCACCCCATACTACGTAATTTTTTAGAGTTTTAATTCCACACCCTATACCCCACCACTACATAAAAATTTCTAGCTTTTTCTGTCCAACTCTTGACACTACCATACAAAAAAATGCCTCGGGTGTCCGAGGCACTAAAAGGAGCCTTGCGGCTACCTCAGGGAGAAAGCAAGTAAGGACTTGCAAGGAGACAGACCCAACTGTACACTGCGCCAAACTCGGACGCAAGCCCCGCTTTGAAATGCTTGACCACCTGATTGACTTTGAGCCGCCTGTCTGCAATACCGCAGACACACTCCCCCTGGAGAAGGCTGACCCGCAAGCGCTCATCAACGCGCAGCATGAGACGGCAAACTGGCTAGAGTCTATGGGAGCGCCGACTGCCGACACGGCAGATGCCGCCGCAGCCTCCTCGTTGGCGCAGAATGCGTTCCAGGCGCTCGTCAAGCCTGACACCGACCCCAAGCAGAAAGCAGCGCTCCTCGCGCTCAAGACGCCCGCTGCGGTGCGCCACCTCACGGGCATGCTCACAGCCTATGACTGGGAGTTCGTCAATCAGGCCAAAGAGCTTCGTGGCTACGCGGTGTCGAAGATCCTCGAAGAAGTGGAGCACCCGGATGCCCGCATCCGCCTGCGTGCTCTGGAGTTGCTGGGCCGGGTCACTGAGGTGGCGCTCTTCACCGACCGTGTCGAGGTCAAAAAGACGGACATCACGGATCAGGAGCTTGAGCACAAGCTCAAAGAGAAGCTGGCGCGGTTCATGGGTGTGGTCGATGCCACCCCAACGGACGTAACTCCCCTGCTCAGCAATGAAGCTGCCTGATTTCCTGACACCCAAGCAGGCGCAGGCCATCCAGGCCGCGCTCCCCACCATGAGTGTGCGGGAGAAAATGGAGCTTTTTGACCTCCTAGAAGAGAAAGAGCGCCGACACCGCCTAACGGCTGCGCAAAACAGCCTCTTAGGCTTCGCTCATTTCAGCTATCCAGGCTTCAAAGAAGGCGCTCACCATAGAAAGCTTGCACAAATTTTCGAAGAAGTGATCTCCGGCGTTAAACGCCGGGTGATTATCAACATCGCGCCTCGTATGGGCAAGTCGGAGTTCAGTTCTTACCTGTTTCCGGCCTACTTTTTGGGCAAATTCCCGCACAAAAAGATCATCATGGGGACGCACACGTCGTCTCTGTCAGAAGACTTCGGTCGGCGCATCAGAAACCTCATCGAAACGCCCGAATACAGCACCATTTTTCCCGATACGCAGGTCTCAGAGGACCAAAAAGCATCAGGTAAGTGGTCTACGAGCGCTGGAGGCCAGTATTACGCGGTCGGCGTGGGCGGTAGCATCGCAGGTCGAGGCGCTGACCTGTTCGTCATTGACGATCCGCACTCAGAACAGGACATCAAGGCAGGCACACGCACGCCGTTCGACGCCGCATGGGGTTGGTTCCAGACAGGCCCGCTCCAACGCTTGATGCCCGGGGGTGCGATCATCGTGATCATGACACGGTGGTCTCAGTTGGATCTCACGGGCATGCTGATCAGTCACCAGATCAAGAACCCCGATGCCGACAAGTGGGAGATCGTGGAGCTTCCGGCCATCCTGCACGAGCACACGCCGCAGGAGAAGTCTCTGTGGCCTGAGCAGTGGCCCCTGGAGCAGCTTCAGGCCAAGCGTGCGGGCATGGACCCGAGGTTCTGGCAGGCGCAGTACATGCAGAACCCCACCTCGGAGGTGGCAGCGGTCATCAAGCGCGAGATGTGGAAGCTCTGGGAGGCAGAGCGCCCACCATCCTGCGAGTACATCATCCAGTCGTGGGACACCGCGCACGAGACCAAGACCAGCGCTGACTACAGCGCGTGCACCACGTGGGGTGTGTGGTTCAACGAGGAAGACAACGACAACGCACACATCATTCTTCTAGATGCGATCAAAGGGCGGTGGGCGTTTCCGGATCTCAAGAAACGTGCCAGTGAGTACTACCGCGAGTGGGAGCCGGATGCGTGTCTGATTGAGAAGAAAGCCGCTGGAGCGCCGCTCATTCAGGAGCTTCGGGCGATGGGCATACCCATCAGCGAGTTCAGCCCCAGCCGGGGCAAGAACGGCACCAGCAACGACAAGGTGGTGCGCCTGAACGCGGTGTCCGACATGTTCACCTCAGGCCGTGTGTGGGTGCCAGACACCCGCTGGGCACGAGAGCTTGTGGAGGAGGTCGCGGCCTTCCCCGCTGGTGAGCACGACGACTATGTTGATACGATGACCCAGGCGCTCATGCGCATGCGCAACGGAGGCTTCATACGCCTGCCGTCCGATGAGCCCGAGGAGCCCCGACACTTCCGCAGCCTGCGACGGGCTGCGTACTACTGAAAGCACACATGGCAACGAATATCGACAAAGCGGTGTACAGCGACCCCTCTCTGCCCATAGGGGATTTTGACGCTGGACCAGCCATCGAGATTGAGATCGAAGACCCCGAGAGCGTGACCATCGGCATCGACGGTTTGGAGATCGACCTCATGCCTACCAGCCAGGGCAGTGATGACTTCACAGCCAACCTTGCCGATGAGCTTGACGAGGGGGCGCTCAACACCATCGGCGGTGATATCGAGGGCGATATCGATCAGGACAAGAATTCCCGCAAGGACTGGGAGAAAGCCTACACCGAGGGCCTGAAGCTCTTGGGTCTGCAGATCGATGAGCGCACCGAGCCGTGGAACGGAGCGTGTGGCGTGTACCACCCCATGATCACCGAAGCGGTGGTGCGGTTCCAGTCCGAGATGATCACCGAGACCTTCCCCGCGCAGGGGCCGGTGCGGACCAAGATCATTGGCAAAGAGACGCCAGACGTCAAGGAAGCCGCGATTCGGGTTCAGGACGACATGAACTTCGAGTTGACCGAGACGATGAAGGAGTTCCGCCCAGAGCATGAGCGCATGCTGTGGAGCCTCCCGGCCACGGGCTCGGCGTTCAAGAAGGTGTACTACGACCCGAGCCTGGAGCGCCAAGTTTCCATGTTCGTGCCCGCAGAAGACATTCTCCTGCCCTATGGCACCACGGATCTCGACACCTGCAGACGCCTGACGCACGTCATGCGCAAGAGCAAGAACGAGATCCTCAAGCTGCAGGCAGCGGGGTTCTACCGCGACGTGGAGTTGGGTGAGCCTGACCGGGCGATGACCGACATCCAGAAAGCCAAGGACAAGGAGACGGGCTTCAGCGACCTGAACGACGACAGGTTCACGCTGTACGAGGTGCACGTTGATCTGCACATCCCGGAAGATCCGTATGGGGAAGGCGACGAGTCTGAGATTGCGCTGCCCTACGTGGTCACGCTGATCAAGGGCACCAACGACATCCTTGCCATCCGTCGCAACTGGAACGAGGACGACAAGCTCAAACTCAAGCGCCAGCACTTCGTTCACTACCAGTACATCCCTGGCTTCGGTGCGTATGGCTTCGGCCTGTTTCACCTGATTGGTGGCTTCGCCAAGAGCGCTACGAGCATCATGCGCCAGCTTGTGGACGCGGGCACGCTGAGCAACCTCCCTGGTGGCCTGAAGAGTCGTGGCCTGCGGATCAAGGGCGACGACACGCCCATCGCCCCGGGCGAGTTCCGGGACGTGGATATCCCCTCTGGTGCCCTGAGGGACAGCATCCTGCCGCTGCCGTACAAGGAGCCCTCCACGGTCCTGTACCAGTTGCTCGGCAACATCGTGGACGAGGGCAGACGCTTCGCGGCCACTGCCGACATGAAGGTGTCGGACATGTCTGCCCAGACGCCTGTGGGCACCACCCTGGCGCTGCTGGAGCGCCAGCTCAAGGTCTTGACGGCAGTCCAGGCCCGCACGCACTACTCGCTCAAGCAGGAGTTGAAGCTCCTCAAGAACATCATCCGTGACTACACGGACCCGGACTACACCTACGACCCCGAGTACGGGTCGAAAAAAGCCAAGAAGGCTGACTACGACCTCGTTGATGTCATTCCTGTCAGCGATCCCAACGCGGCGACCATGTCGCAGCGCGTGGTGCAGTACCAAGCCGTCATTCAGATGGCGCAGATGGCACCGGACATCTACGACCTGCCGCAGTTGCACCGAGCGATGCTGGACGTGCTGGGGATCAAGAACGCCGAGAAGCTTGTGCCCATCGAAGAAGATCAGTTGCCCAAGGATCCGGTGACTGAGAACCAGAACGTGCTGAAGAACAAGCCCATGAAGGCGTTCCTGCACCAAGACCACCAGTCGCACATTCAGGTTCACATGATGTTGCTGCAAGACCCGGTGGTGGCGCAGTTCATCGGGCAGAACCCCCGTGCTCAGCAGATCCAGGCCGCGCTCACTGCACACGTTGCAGAGCACGTAGGCTACCTCATGCGCCAGAAGATCGAGCAGCAGTTGGGCATGTCGCTGCCCCCAGAGGATGAGAAGCTCCCGCCGCAGATCGAGATCGCGCTCAGCAGCATGATGGCCCAGGCCGCACAGCAGGTGCTCCAGCAGGACATGGCTCAGGCCGCACAGCAACAGGCCCAGCAGCAGGCACAAGACCCCGTGCTCCAGATGCAGCAGATGGAGCTTCAGTTGCGCCAGCAGGAGTTGCAGATCAAGCAGCAAGACTCGCAACTCAAGGCGCAGAAGATGGCCCTCGACGCCGCTGCTCAAGCCGACCGCCAAGAGCTTGAGGAAGAAAAAGTCAAGGGTGATCTAGAGCTTCGTGCGCTGAAAACCCAGGCGGATATCGAGCGGGACAAGGCCAGTCTCATCGCGCAGCAAGAACGAGAAGGTGTTCGCATGGGGATTGAGGCGGCTAAAAACAGGACGCAAGGAGCACGCAAATGATCAAAAAGTTCGCTGACGTACTACGTCAACAGATTCGTGAAGACATGAACAACTACGCCGATTCGCTTTCTGGCGGAGCATGTCGAAGTTTTGATGAGTATCAAAAACTCTGCGGTGTCATTCAAGGTCTAGCCATTGCAGAGCGTTATTTACTTGACCTTGCTCCGAAAGCGGAAGACGACGATGAGTGAACTACTCCTGAGCGACGGCCAAAACACTACCGTGTTGCCGCAAACCGACGAGGAAAAGGCCCGACAAGTGCCTGATCCTGTGACCTACCATTTGCTCTGCGTTCTGCCAAAAGCGGAAGAAGAGTACGAAAGCGGGCTGCTTAAAGCAGGGCAGACCATGCACTTTGAAGAAGTGCTGAGTCCAGTTCTGTTCGTCGCCAAGATGGGGCCAGACTGCTACAAAGACCCTCTGCGGTTCCCTAGTGGTCCGTCCTGCAAGGTGGGTGACTTCGTGCTGGTTCGTCCCAATTCTGGTACGCGGCTGAAGATCCACGGCCAAGAGTTCCGCATCATCAACGACGATAGCGTTGAAGCGGTTGTGCAAGATCCTCGCGGCCTGAAGCGTGCATAAGGAGTAGAACATGACGGAATTCAAGTTTCCTGATGAAGTTGAGGCTGAAAAGCCCGTAGACACTACTGACGAAGTCGAGATCGAGATCGTCGATGACACTCCGGAAAAAGACCGTGGACGCAAGCCGCTGGACAAGGAAGTGGCCGACCCAACGGATGACGAGATCGAGTCGTACTCGGACAAGGTGCAGTCGCGCATCAAGGAGTTGACGCACGCACGTCACGACGAGCGGCGGCAGAAAGAGGCCATAGCCCGCGAAAAGGCGGAGCTTGAGCGTCTTGCGCAGCACTTGATTGACGAGAACAACTCGCTCAAGCGCAATGTCAACCAAGGCCAAGAGGTGCTGGTCAACTCGGCCCGTAAAGAGGCAGAGACCAAGCTGGAGGCTGCGCGGCGCAAGCTGAAAGAGGCACAAGAAGCCTTCGACACTGATGCCATCATTGCGGCGCAAGAAGCGCTGGCAGAAGCTACCTGGGAAGTGCGCGATGCAAAAAATTTGCGACCGCAGCCTTTACAAGAGACGCAATATCCTGTACAACCGCAACCAGCACCACAAACCCAGGTGCAACCGGACGAAAAGTCCCTGCGCTGGCAGGCAAAAAACCAGTGGTTCGGTCAGCCTGGGTTTGAGGAATACACCAGCTACGCACTAGGGCTGCACCAGAAGCTAGTCAACGGGGGCACGGACCCTCGCTCGGATGAGTACTTCGACCAGATTGACGGTCGCATGAAAACCCAGTTCCCCGAAATCTTCGGCGGAGCAGACACCAAGCAGAAACGCCCGACTACGGTTGTGGCCTCTGCAGCACGTACAACCGGAACCGGAAAGATTCGACTGACGCAAACGCAGCTTGCGTTGGCGAAGAAATACGGGCTAACCCCGCAACAGTACGCAATTGAAGTGGCTAAGTTGGAGAGACAAAATGGCTGAACGTAATCCCCGTGAACTTGATACCCGAGCAAAGGCCGAGAGGCCCAAGCAGTGGATGGTTCCTGATGTGCTTCCTCATGTGAATGAGGAGCCTGGATACGCCATGCGTTGGATTCGGGTCAGTACCCTCGGGAACGCTGATCCTCGCAATGTTTCCATGAAACTTCAAGAGGGCTGGGAGCCCGTCAAGGCAAGTGATCACCCAGAGACGTATGTTGCGGAGACCGGCGCGGGCCGCTTTCCGGACAGCATTCAGATCGGTGGCCTGATGCTTTGCAAAACACCAAAGGAGTTCGTTGATCAGCGGTCTGCTTTCTTTCAGCGTCAAGCTGATGGGCAGATGGCGTCAGTGGACAACAATTACATGCGCGAGAGCGATCCCCGCATGCCTCTTTTCCGAGAGCGCAAGTCTGAGGTGTCGTTCGGACGCGGTTCGTAAATCTTAGGAGTCAGAGATGGGATACCCCACTATCGACGCCCCCTACGGGCTAAAGCCGATCAATTTGATCGGTGGGCAGGTGTTTGCGGGTTCTACCCGTTCCCTGCCGATTCAGTACGGCTACGCTACGGACATCTTCTACGGTGACTTCGTGGTGTTGTCTCGCGGTTTTGCTACTCGTGCATCGGTTTCGACCGGCACTGGTGTGAACCAAGTTACCGGGGTTTTCCTCGGTTGTTCGTACACCGATCCGGTGACAAAGCAAGAGCGCTTCTCGCAATACTGGCCCGCTTCCACGCTGGCTGGTGATGCGGTCGCTATTGTTTGCGACGATCCGGACACGGTGTTCAAGGCAGTTGTTTGCTCTGCTACTACGGTGGTTGCTTCTGGTGCTCTGGCACTGGTGGGCACGAACCTGTCGCTGATCAACAACACGGGCAACGTCAACACTGGCAACTCGGCCAACGCGGTTCTGGCTCCGTCTGCTACCCCCGTCTCTACGATCCTTCCGGTTCGTTGCGTCGGTGTGGTGGAAGACACGGCCTTCAGCGTGACGGCCTCGGGTTCTTCGTCTGGTACGACTATTACCCTCACGGGTTCTGGTTTGCCTGCGGCGATCCCGGTTGGTACTAACGTGGCGTATGTTGCTTCTAACGGGCAACTGATCCAAACCTCGTCGTTCGTAGCAACGGCGGCTTCGGCTGGCGCGACTTCGGTCACGCTGAACGCGGCCATCGCTGTCCCCGGCAGCGTTGTTGCCATCCCCTCGGCCTCTACCATCGTGTTCACCCAGTACCCAGAAATTCTGGTGAAGATGAACCTGCTGGTCCACGGCTACTACAGCAGCGCAACCGCCTAAGGAGTGAATCATGGCAATTTCACGTGCCCAACTACTGAAGGAACTCCTGCCCGGGCTGAATGCTCTGTTTGGCATGGAGTACAAGACCTACGGCGAAGAGCATAAGGAGATCTACGAAACGGAGACCTCCGAGCGTTCGTTTGAAGAAGAAACCAAGCTCGCTGGTTTCTCCGCCGCCCCGGTGAAGAACGAAGGTGCAGCCATCGCGTATGACAATGCGCAGGAAGCCTGGACCGCTCGTTACAACCACGAGACCATCGCTATGGGCTTCTCCATCACCGAAG